AGCACTCTCATATTATGAAAGACATATTTTAAATTAACTTTTTGTGGAGAGAAAACATTTTTCTTTTCCATCTGATATAAGTCTGTTTCGATAACAATAAATAAATAAGAACCAAGACTCCTGCATCTTTCTAACTCTCTGCGAAATCTTTCATAGCCACTGCTCATTGTATTGCAAAAATCATCGTATGATTTTCTATCAACATAAGTATAACTATAATGTTCTCCAGCTACTGCATAATCTCCAACATCTAATTTTAGTTTTTCAAAATTCTTAAAAGGCAATGGTTTTTGTTCTCTTGTGTCTATAAAAATTTTAATTTTTGAGCAGTCGTCATGAAACTCTTTGGGAAATTTACCACCAAACATAGGCTCCACTAAACATTTTTTACATGCATCAGTATAACTGCCATAGAATTTTTTATAAACATCTATTGGTGGCAGTTGATTTGTATATAACTCTATGGAACTTGGAGCGTATTTTAATTCTTTTTTTTCTATACGATCTTTTAAGATCTTTATGATATAATCAGAAACTTCTGAGAATGGAGCTGAGTCACACCATTTAAGCAATTGACTACGATTACTGAAATCTTTTTCAAAATACTCATCATAGTTTTTAAACTGCATTAAATCACCAGTTAATTTATTTTTGCGCTGATAATTTTTTACATAATACTCGCCTAGTAACATATCATGTTTTTTGATATGCGTATGAAGGCTTTTTAGGGCGGGGAAGTCCTGTCCGCACTCTTTGCACTTAAATGACATCATCTTGAGAAATTCCTAATACTCTGGCCTTCCATTCGGACATACCTTCAAGTCTGTGAGCTTCTTGTTGAATGACTTCTTTTTGCATTTCAGCCATTCTTACCATATTTTTACGCTCTTCTTCATCTTGAAAGAATTGAACCAATGAAAGAATAGATGCATTTTCTTTATGCTTGCTCTTCATTCGCTCAGAGCGATCTCCTTGTAGTTTTTTTGTTAAATTTTCAATTCTACCTTCGCACTGATGGTATTCAGAACTTTTTGCTTTAATAATTTCAGCAAGTCTAATGCTCATTTCTTCTTGATCATTAGCTATATCAAAAAGATCATTAAGTTTGTTTAAGTGTTTACTAACTACTTCTAAATTAATAACTTCCTTACAGACGTTCATATATAAATTAAGTTCATCCGCAGTAAGGTCTGGCTTATCCCATGTTAAACGAATAAATTCCTGCTCAAATAACTCACGATCATCTTTAGATGTGTAATTATTAACAATTTTAACAAATCTGGAATTATTAAGATTTATACCTAATCTATCCACACAATTCTTATGTTGCCTATTTAATTTTTCTTCCTCCAAAGACAATCCAGTAGCATCGTTGATCTTTTTTACGATGCGCCCAGTAGACTTAGGTGCTACATAACTGCTTAAAGAGGCATCAACATCTTGGGATGGAGTATAGTCTGGGTTAGCTTCTCTGAGAATTTCAAGAACGGCTCGTTGCTCAAGAGAAAGAGGCTTCACCTCTTTCTTTGGAAAGACGATTTCGGCAATCTTTAAAGAAGATAATCCATCATTACCCTGTTTAATGATAAAATCAATTTGTTCTTCGGTGAATTCAATACCGTCTTTCTTTACTCGACGTGCAGTTTTGAATTTTAATTTATTTTCAATCATGAACTGACGAATTAATCGCCCTTCCTTACTTCTGCCGTCGATACTATTGTTATCAAAAACGCGACGAGTGATCTCATTTAAATCTGATGTAGATTTATATGTATCAATAACTAATTGTTTTTGTAAATCTGTTAGTGTCATTCGTCTATTATAATATCATTTTCGCGGATTATTTCCTCCGCTTTTTCCCTTAGCATTTTTTTAAGATTTTTTATTTGCTTGTATCCAGCTTTTCTGTTTTTTTCATTTGTTTTGTAACCCATGAATTTAGCAACTTCTTCTTCAGATTTTTCTTCGAAAAATAACATCATGTAAACAGTATAATGTTCTGAGCTTAGTTGAATCTTAAGTATCTCATTTAATCTTTCTATTGCTGAATCAAAATGAATAGTCGTGTCTGGTCTTGAATCTATTTCTTTTATATGATTTTCTAAAGCAAGAGGTAATTTAATTCCATACCCCGCTTTCTTTTGCTTTGACCATTTAGCATACATGCCGCAAGTCAAATTTTGACTACCACTTCTAGTCCAAGAACAAAGATTGTCGCCCATATTGAACTTGCATTGCATACAAGGCTTGACATAATTAGTATAATTGTTTCTAATTATGTTTTTAATTTGATTGGAGGCTATTCTCGCTATCCATGGTTCAAGTGGAAGAGATTGATCCCACATATCCCACTTTTTGTGGATGTGTATTTTAACCACTTGCTCTACATCAGAGAAATCAAACCAATTGATCGCATTTAATTGCCACTTAGATCTAAACTTTCTTATAGTAGCATCAATGATATCGGAGAAGTCTTCATATTTATGTTTTTTATTCCCCACTGGTAGATTTCTCGCTAATAAAATCATCTACCGTTTTAGAACGGCGACTCCTCCTTGAAACACCCGCATTACCTTGCCCAAATAATGAACCAAGAGTAAATTGATTGACACCATCTTCACGTTCAATGTCTACTTGTAGATTTCGAATATTAGGAACGTGTTGAACGTTGGTGTTTTCACCATCGTCTTCTTCATCCTCTTCATTAATATCATACTCCGCACTTGCTACTTGCTTTTTTGGTGGCAAGAAAGAAGAACCAAAAGATTGCCCACATGATGAACAAAATTTTGGTTGAGAATATGTGTATTGATGTTTGACCCCGCAGCTTGAACAGAATATTTGACTCATTTTACTTTTGCTTTGATTTCTTTAACGTCCGTTAATATATATTCAAGCTTAGTATTAATAATTTCAATTTTTTTATTTAAATCAGCTTCGTTTTCTTTACTTGAAGCGCTTATTAAGTGTACTTTGTTTTCTAAAACATCATGCGCTTCAACTGTAGAGTATCTACTATTTAACCACAAAATTAAAACGCCAAAAACAATTGGAGCAATCCATTTTAATACGGATGCTGTCTCTGCAATTGTTTCTTTGGTTTTTTGAGTCATGGCTTAAGCTTCTAGGGACAAAAAGTAGACAAGATACAACCACCCTTATTTTTGCAATTACATTTAGCTGTGCGCTTTGGCAGGTCTTGTCTAATTTTATTTACACATTTTTTTCTGCTTTTTGTAATCTTGAGATTAAAAATTTCAAAATTTCACTACGTACAATATCTGACTCGTTAAAGCAAAAAGTGCATACTCCGCGAGACTTACTTTCATCATCATCAAAGAGTCTAAACATAGGAGAGAATCCAGAGCGGCCATTAATATCGCTTTGCATGAAATCGCCGCAAATAATAAGTTTAGTTCCTTCTCCAACGCGAGTGATTAAAGTTGTAAGCTCTTTGAAGGTGAAGTTTTGCGCTTCATCTGCGATAACTACCTTATCTGTCCAGTTTGCGCCACGAAGAAAGTTAATTGGTATAGCGCCAATTTTACCTTGACCTTTTAACCATACTACATCTTGTGGTACGATGATTTCATCAAGCTTATCGTAAAGAGGAATCAAAAATGGATCAAATTTTTCCGCAACATCTCCAGGTAGACTACCTAATCCTTGATCAGCACTTTCGATAATACTGCGAACATAAAGTAATTCGCGCTCTTTATCTTTAATCATCATTTGAATGGCCGCATATAATGACATATATGTTTTAGAACTTCCCGCTGGCCCCGATACAAAAATAATTGGGTTTTGGGGGTCTAAGACCATCTCCAAAAACATGTGCTGTTTTGGAGTAAACTTGAATTTGCGCTGTTTAAGCTTGATACTATGTTCTAATTGAGTACGAATCTCAAGAGAACCCGACAAGTCGGCTTTTTTCTTTGGCATTCAGATATATTTACACCAAATACAATTTTTATTGATTATAAAACAACTTCTTTTGCTTTAATTTCTACAATAGAATTATCCCCCTCTCGAACTGAAAAATTCTGTGCAACAACTCTTGCTGTTGGGAATGATATAGTTGATGCTAATCTATTATTCTTATCAGTTAAATAAACATAAAAAGAATCTTCATATCCATCATAATCAACAAAACTATCAACTTGCGTAGATTTAATAGATAATTCTTTTTCTACTGTATCTAAAAATACTCTACTTGGAATAGTTTCCCCTAACATATATCTTGGCGTTCTTGCACATGTAACTGAGTAAGATACTTGTTCTTTGTTTTCATCTGAAATAAATTCGCCGCTAACAGTTTGTACTGTATGTCCATAAATAAGACTATCTTTATAAATTGAGCCGCCAGTATATTCCAAAATATATCCTTGTGTAAACCAAAAAGCTTCGGGCGTTGTAAATAAAGACGGATCATTTACTGCATCGTTCCATGTTCCATTTGGAAGTCTTTGAGCATAATCTTCTCCAGAAACGGTAAATAAAGCATTATCTGGTTGTCCAGCGGCCCAATTATTATAAGCCCCGCCAACTGACCCTCCAGTACTTGCCGTACCTGTCCAAAATGTAGTATTATTTATCCATCT